GTTGTAATAACCTATCCGCTCCTATTCTCTGTTGGATTCCTATTTGGTAGTTAAGTAAGTTTCCGTGTTTATATTGATTACAAGTAACGCATTGAGCGTGTACGTTATCTTCGTCAAAGGTAACCGCTTTGTGTCCCCCCATACTGAAATAATGTCCCGCGTCGTATTTCGCTCCTAACGGCTTTTCGCAACTTATACAAGGTTTATCCTTGTCTCGAAGTCTTATGTACTTGTTAAACGTTATTTGGGCTAATTTAAGTAATTCGGGTAAGGTCTGAAGTTCGTCTTTTAGTATCTTTTTCTTTTTCTTCCATTGCTTTTCCTTTTCCGCTTCTACCCACACCTTTACGCAATCGGATTTGAAACAATACTTTTGGTTAAACCTTACGGGGCTGAATTCTGCTTTGCAGTTCTTACACTTCATAACTCCGTAGTTAGGCTTTCTATTTCAGTTTTTAATTCTCTGTTTTCCAACTTTAGTTCTAAATTTATTCTTTCTAATCTAAAACAAGTTTGCATTGCTGCCCTATATTCCTTCTCCAAGGTATGGTAAGCGTTTCGAACGTCGTTTAAATCTATTAGGCTTTGTTCCATTGAATCTATAAGGTCTTTTCTGTGGGGGTGTTTTTCTTTAATTTCGTCAACACTTACCCGAACCTTTGTAAAAGTGTGGTTTAAAAGTACACTTGCTTTTATTAATGTATAATCGTCCATAATTTTTTATTTAAAATCCGTGTTTTATTACTTCTATTGGATTAACACCATACACTTCGAAGCCTAATCCATAATTAAAATTACATAATACTTGTTCGTTTAACCCCGTGTGTTTTCCGCCCGTGTCCATATCCTTTACCTTTTCAACGCCTACCATAGTTTTGTACTTCATTTCTTCGTGTTTTATTAGTCTGTGTATAACAAACATATCGTCGCATCTATTCAGAAAAGCCTTCCCGCCTTCTATGTGGTCTTTTAAAGGGGGCTTTAAATGTCCTTTCCAATCGCCTTCAGTATATAAGTTGCCACTTCGTCCACTTTCCGTGTTTGGGTGGGTATTAATATAGATAGTCATACCCGTACGATTCACGAACTCCCTTGCTTTATTCATAAAAGTATAATTGCCTTCGTATGTCATTTCCCTATCCAACCCCGTAAAAGGGTCAATTAACGCAACGTCACACCCCGAACTTTCGAATATAGCCAAAAGTTCCAACGGCTTGTAAAGTTTGCTATTATCCACGAAGTAAAAGAATTGTTCTAAATAACCCAAGTAACTTTGAATCTGTTGAGTAGTTAGGTTTTTAAATGGTTCACCCGCATACATCTGTATTAAGTCCCTTAATATTTGTCCCTTTTGATTTTCTCCCGACCATAAACAAAACTTTAATCCGTGTTTTAATGCCAAGACAAGAAAGTACCAATTAATCCAATATGTTTTCCCTACGTTGTCGTGTCCAAGAATAATGTTTAGTTGCTTCCTTTTGAATCGTAAGTATTCATCTAAGCCGCAACCTATACCCAACCCTTCTTTTATCTTACCTTCTTTGTAGTCTAATAAGTATTTAATAGTATCTCCTTGTTTAGTCAGCATTTCGATAGTCTTTAGTGTCTATGTAATTTTTCATTTTTTGAACGTAGTTATACGCCTTCATATCGTCGGAAAGTTCTTCTTCGTGTTTAGGTAGCTTGTCCCAAAATAAACCTTGCCAACCGTTTTCTATAGAATTATTAATAACAAACTTACATTGTTCTTCAGTAAAGTTCTGCATCTTATTTAAAATTGTTTCCTGCGTAGCTTCTTGAATTGGTTTTTTAATCTGTTTTCGATATGCTACCCACTTGTCTAATAATAGTTCTTTTTCATTCTTATTAATTCTTATACATTCTTGTTTGTGTTCGTTTGGTTTGCTATTTGGTTTATCATTTGGTTTGCTATTTGGTTTATCGTCTGTTTGATATTCTTTGTAATTAACTATTGATATTAAGGTAGTTACGTTAGTTTTTTGCCTTACTATTTGTCCGTCTTTTTCTAACATTTGTAAGAACCTTTCCGCCTTACCTCTTGACCACTTCCAACGCTTTGATAAAGTATCTAAATCGTACCCAATTTGCCCCGTTTCTATGTCAACACGAATACCTCTTTTAAAGAAAAAATTATCCGTGTGGTTAGCTATTAAAAGCATATCTACCCAAGCCATACTTCGTGTAAAAGGTTCGGAAAAATATAACGGGTTATCCATTAATTTTCTGTGTAATTTAATCCATCCGCTCATAATACTTTTGTAAAATGTAAATTAATTCGGCAACTTCTTCTTTTTCAAATTCCAAGGTATCGTGTTCAGTAAAAAACAATAGTCTTTTGCTTAATTCTCCAATACTTAATGTAAATGATTCGTTCCCGAAATCGGTTGTAAACTTTTCTTCTTTTAATAACATAACTTAAAATTTAAATCAATAAAAAACCCCTGCAACTCCGTAGCTTCCGACTTCTACTTCATTACAAGGGTTAGTAACTTCTTTTCGATTCTATAATGTCGGAAGGAATCGTCTACAAATATAACTAAATTATTCTATTTGTGTTTTATATTCATTTCTTTTTATTCTTTCTTGTATAGCTTCAAGTTCTTTTATACTTCCACAATTTATAACGTCTACAAACAAATCGTTTAGGCTTCGGCTAATTTCGAAGTTATTTAATTCGTTCCTTAAAAACTCAGTATCTAAAAAATAGAACTTGTCGTTTTTCCTTTCCCAATATCTTGCGTTATTGTATGCGTGAATACAAGTAGCGTGGTTCTGTTTTAGAAGTTCTGCAATATAAGGATAACTTGCACCGTGTCTTCGTAGGAAAAAAACAAGGTAGCTACGTTGGTTAACGAATCTTCTTTTTCTGCATTTAGTTTGTAGTTCAAGTTGGCTAATAAGGTCTTTCGCCTTTTCGTAAAGTGTCATATCTGTTTAATGTTAATGATTAATTTTTCCCAAATGTCCAACACTAATTTGGCGTGATGAGTATCGTAGGCTTCAACAATCGAAGTCGTTTTCTTTCTCCGTGCTTTCGGGTTCGCTTGGTAGTAGTGTGTTATTATATAAGTCTTCATATTTTGCTTGGATTACGTTGCAATAGTGGTTAAAGTTAAAGTGTCCGTTTCGGTGTGTCCAATCTTTGTCTTGAACCCACCACTTTATTTGTTCTATTAAACTATCTTTCATAATTAGTATTTTTCGTTTTCTAATCCGTAGTTATGCCAATCGTCTTCTATTGATTGCCACCAATCAAAAACACCTTCAGCGGCTAATTCTTCCCAAACCCAATAATAAAGCCCTTCTATTTCGGCTTCGGTCATCTCGTAGGTTTCGCAATAATCTGAGTGGCATAATTCGCAATAGATGTTACTTAATTCGATTTCGTAAGCCCCGTGTTTATCCACTTTGATTTGGTATTCACACGTTCCGTACCGGTCGAAGTATTCGAATTCAACCGTTTCTTTGTTTTTGTTTAAGGTAATTAACATATTATTAAGAATAAAAGGTTATAAGATAAAATGTACATAGCAACTAATGCTAAAAAACTAACAATAGAGTTAACGTATGGGTCTTTCATAATTATAAGTTTTCGTAGGTTTGAATTAATTTAATTTCACAATGCGCCAAAGCCATTGCGCTTTTGTATTCGTTATCTTCGTCGTTAAGATAATCGAAGGCTTCAGAGTCGGTTGTAATTGCACTTACTTCGATTCCGTTAACCATTCCCGTAATACGGTAGTGTCCGTAGCTTCTTGTTCTTTCAATTTTAATTTCTGTTGTTTTCATAGCGTTTAAATTAATTGTTTAGTGAATAACTATACGCAAATATAAATAGTAAGTTTCAATCCACCAAACTTTTTAACATTTTTTTTTCATTTTTTAACAAATTATTTTCTAAACCCTTGATTTATAAGCGTTTTCAAGACATAAAAAAAGGGGCTTTTGCCCCCTAATTAAAACGCTATGCGCTAAATTACAACGGAAATTTGAAAGAATCTATGTTTTTAACGAAAGAGTTATTAACTTCTTTTGTTTCTATTTTCAATATCCTACCACCCAATGGCTTTGGCGGTGCGCCTCGTTCAACGTGCCAACCTATATAGCCGTCGTTATATTCTTCTTTATACGTTCCCGTTAACATAAGGTGAATTGCTTTCTGTTTAACTGAATAACCTTGCTTGGCGTTGAAGTGTAATTCTTCGCGTTGGTCGTTTCGTCCACTATTTTCGTGGATATGCCCCATTGAAAATACGTCCATATCTTCGTACATTTCTAAAGCCCTTGTAAGATTCAATGCGCCCTTTGTAACTATTCCCCCGCCGCCGCTTCCGTGAAAGTACTTAACCTTGGTGCTAACCATTACGTTAGTATTGAAGGCTTGTTTAATGATTATCCAACCCCCGTACCCGCCCGTATGTATTTCTGTTTGGCATTTATAATTCAGTAGGTCTACGAATCTTCTTAAAAGGTCGGTTTCTTGAAACTTTATTACGCCCGTTTCGTGGTTACCATAACCGATTACTTTAATAATATCAGCATACGGTTCGAACCATTCTACGGCAGTTTCTACAATCGAATCTAAATACCTTGCGTTGTTATGTTCTTGTCGTATGTCCGATTTATTACGGCGGTTGTCTCCTCGTCCTTGCATCAAACAGAAAAAGTCTCCGTTAATTACTACGGGAATATTGTTTTCTTTACAGAAGTCTAAATGCTTTTTTAATAGGTCGCGGTCGCAGTGGGGGTTGTCCCAATGTATATCTGACAACATAGCGACGTGAACTAATTTACCGCTTAATTGCAGTTCGTGGACGTTGCGTCCGTGTTTAATTACTTTCATTTATAATTGGTTACGATAGCGTAAAAGTAAACTAATCCTATTGAATAACGAACTATTAAGAATAAACCGCAAAAAGAACCCTAAAACAAAAGCTACTAAAACTAACCACCACGAAGTACGATATTTAACAATTTGTTGGGTTTTAACTTTCGCTTTGGCTTCGTGTTTAACTATCTTAACTTGGGTGTCTCCTTTTATTTTTAATGTCTTTATTCGTTCGCGATATTCGATTTTAGTTTGCCATTTGGTTTTAGGCACGAACACGTTTTGAAACTTTATTACCGTATCGCGATATGCGATATTTTTTTCGTAAACAATCGAATCGTTAACAATAACGGGAAAAGAATCTATTGTAGTTATTCGTATTGTGTCGGTGTCTTGTACAACCTTTAGCCCGTGTTTAAGCGCCTTTCGGTAGTGGTATTGTGCTTGGCGTTCACTTGAACACGAAAACGCCGTTAAAACGACTAAAAACGCTATTATAAATAGTCTCATATTTCAAGTAAAGTGTAGGAGAATTTATTGCCGTGTATCTTCGCTGCTTTCTTACAGATAAACATAAATGTATCAAAGTCTTTTGCCCTTTTAAAAACTTGGCAACCTTCAGACCAATTTTCCACCCAAGTCGAATCAGTACCCGCTTTGTGAATATTAATCCCAAACATACCCGTGTCCGTTTTGATTTCGTCAAACTTTAAATCTCGGTTGGCATCGCGCCACACCGTAACGTTACCTAATCTTTGACATAATGCGTCGTACTTACCTCGGTGCTTGTCAATAGCCCACACCCCCCTATATTGACCCGCAACCAACCGCGCAACTCCTTTTGGGTTTGCGAATTTTTCAACGCCTTTTTTACCTGCGTCTGTGGTCGCATTCCAACAGAAAAACTGCCAATTCCCCAAAGAGTCCTTATAAGAAATAGTTATAAAATCGTCGAACACATTAGTTACTTTATCAGCTATCGAAGGGGCGTTATTTCGAACCCCTACTATATTAACATCGTAGCCTTTGTTGGAATTATCTTCAAACCATTTATAGCCCTTATCTTTAACGGCTTTTTCTATTTGTTCGCGTGTGTACATAATTTAATTTTTAAACTCCGTAAGGTCGTTCTTGGTTCGCGTCAAAAACTCTTTAAATGATTTAAGTACGTTCTTTCCCGTGACATCTTCGTAAGATTCGTTTATAGACTTAATTTCTATGAAAGTACAAAAGAAGGTAAACGCCTTGGTTAAGACCAAGTGAACACTTACGAAAAGACCTAACAAATCAGCTAATAAATACTTTTCTAAAAAATAAACGGATACAATAGCCCCTGCGTAAAGAAAAGATTTAGAAGCGGTATTGCTTAAACGCCTTGAACGAAAAGACTTCCAACCATATAAACTTACACTTCGCCAAACTCCGAAAAACATATCTAATATTATAAACCCAATAGCAATTAAAACTATAGGTTTAACGGGTGCTAATATTGATAGTATCGAAAGAAAGAAAAGGGATAGTTTAGTTTTCATCTGTGTAGTTCCAATGGGCTAATAATTGATATGTAATATATGCGCAAAACGCTGCGCTGAATAGTTTTTGGTAAATGGGTGTGTCTTCGTATAATGAGAATAAAAACCCCGCATACCCAAGTGTGTAAAAAATAAGTCCTAATCCTTGAAGGTGGTCTATCTTTTTCACCCGACTAAATTTGTATTGGGTGACCAACTATCCGCACAAATAGAACCCCAACCGATTACGTTTTTTGCGGCTTGTCCCCAACCTATGGCATTAACTGCGCCTTGTCCCCAATAGTTCATTTCTTATTTAGTTTAATTAATAACTTCGTTAGTTTAATAATGTTTTGTTTTTTAGGCGTGTATATTTTTTTCATAAGTACCAACCCGTATAAGTTGTGGAATCTGAAGAAGGGTAAACGTCCCCGTTACTATTTGTTGTGTATTCGGGAAACAAAGCGTTATTGAAACTCATATAATCTATGAATCTTTCGGTGTAATATACTGCTAATTGCCGTTGCTTTTCTATTAAGAAGTCTACTTCGTTTTTATCTATGTTTGTGGCGTTTTCAGAACTATGCTTAAAGATTCCTTTATTAGCTATTGTATAGGCTTGGAAAGGTAAGAACTCTACCATAGCCCAATGGATTAACATAGGCTTTAAATACGTTTCGACAAGCGTTAAATAGGGGTTTGCTAACGTGTTATTTATTATGTCTGTTTTTATTTTATTTAACAAGTCCGTACCCGTGTAATTTTGTATATGTATGTCTTGGGCTACCTTAATCCATTGTATAAAGGTATCCGTGTCCATATTCCCATTGACTGCGGTAAAACGTACTAAATCGTCACGAGTTATTAATAATGCTTCTGCCATTATTTAAATCTTTTATTGGTTGGTAAAAATCCATTGTAGGGCATATCTACGGGGCGTTGTGCTACCTTCTTATCGTTCTTAATAACGTAGCCTAACTTCTTTGCTTTTTCTTCGACTACTTGTTTAGCGTTAGGGCTATTTACGTCTATTCCAAAACGACTATCAAAACTTGCATAGATACGTTTTTTCCATTTATGGCGGCAATTTCCACCACCTTTGTAGAACCAAATCGAATAAAAATTAGTCCCTCTTGGCCCCCACCCTTCATTAACTACTTGCTTGGACATTCTTTCTATGTCTTCCTTTCGGTAAATCTTATTTGCGCCAATCATTTTTCTGCAAAATTCACGGCTATTTTTAGACAAAACGCCATCGTAAACGTAACGTGTAATAAACTTAATTCCATCTATAACGTCGTCTTGTTTACTCTTGGAGTTTGGAAACGCTACGCCCGTGGAAACTATTTTTTTAGCTTTCTCGAAAAGTGTTTTTTTACGCTCTTTGAATAGTTCGTTTTCGGCTTCGTCTGTATCGTAGTCTAATTCGTATTCATCAACTAATAACCATTCGGGATTAGGGTCTTCGCCAAGTTCAATTAACGCCGTTGCTATTTCGTTGTCTAAATTAGATTGTGCTTTTAATTCTGTGGTGTCCGTTCCCGTTTCTTCGGTTACTTGTTCTTCTGTTTGGGCGTTTTCAAGGTCTGTAAATTCAAGTGGTTTAAGAGTCCTAAAGAATAGTTTTAAACTAATTCCGTTAAACGCTAAAATCCTATCGAACGCTTCTATAATTTCTTCTTGAAATGGTCTTATAACCATATTGTTAAAAAGAATAAAAGAGTTTTGTAATTCATCGGCGTTAGAACTAAACCCGTTTGTTGAAGCAATACCAAAAAGTAATGGACTTGTAACGTTATGGCCTAACATTATTTTTCTTAGACATTCTTCTGAAAGGTAGGTATAATGTTCGGGGGCGTCGTTTAGTGGTATGTCGTCTATTGTGGTTTTAGATTCAGCGTTTTGATTAAATGCAACTATAACTTTTTCGCCTTTCGAACCCGTTAACTTATTCATTACCTTTTGTGCAATGAAGTCCTGCTGCTCTTCGCTTGGAACTCCGTTGTTAAAGTTAATTACTTTAGTTCCGCTAAACCCGTGTTGAACTTCGTTAATAAGGTAGTCGGAAATTTCTTCTTCAAGTACTGCGTAAGGTAGTGCGCCTTGGTAGTCGGGGTAGGCATAGTATTTCATACCAACCCCGTAAGGCTTAACAAACATTATTTCTACCTTGTCTTTTGAGAATCCAAACGCGGGTATTCTTTTAGGTTCGTATTTTCGTGTGTCTTCCCAATTATCGGAATAGTAATAACCCATTATTTCGCCTTTGTCGTTACATTTTTCAGCGCGTAAAAGGTTAACGGGTATGTGGTAAGCCTTTAGAATCTTATCGTGCTTGTCGTTATAATGTACTTGAATAGCAAACTGCCCAAATAACTTTCTGTCGAATACCATTTTACGAACGCAATCCGTACTTAATAACGCCATCATTTGAGCGTATTCGTTAGGTTTACGCGAAGCGTCAATAGCACTTAAACCTTTTCCATAGATTAGACGGCTAACGTTGTTTATAATTGCGCTATTCGTTGTAGACTTGGTGTACCTATCTATAAGGTAGTCGAAGTAGTTATTATCTTCGCCGAATTCTACCCAATTATCGCGCTTCGATTCTTGAATAGTTGGTTGTTGGTATTCCGCTAAATGTAAAACGTGTATATTGTTACTCATACATTATGAAGTCGTTAGTTGTTTGATTTGATATGTATTCTCCGTTATTAACTGAGAAAGTGTTAATAGGTTGGTTCGTGCAAAAAATCCTTTCCTTTAAAAGTAGGTTTCCGCTTCCGTCTTTTAGTACCATCCAATAGAAATGGTTTTCTTCAGTAGGTAAAACCCCGTTAAACGAATAAACGTAGTCACCCGCCGTAAAAGTACCCACTACTAACACCGTGTCGTTCGTGTTTTCGTCCGTTAATTCAAATGTTACGGGCGTTCCGTAGCGTGGTATAAAATCAAAAGTTTGGCTTACGTTAGTCTGTTGTACTACTATCATATTATAATAACTCTTAAACAAGTTTTTTGTGCAAAAAAAAGGGGGCTATTAACCCCCAATTTATGCTATGAAACAAAGTTCTTATGAATTAACTACCGTAGGGTTGTTTAATAAAGCAACCAAAGCGGCTTCGTCTGAACAATCCAAGAAGTTGGCAATTACGGGTTCTTGCCCCGTAAAAGTCAATCCGTAACCACTCATGTCACCCAAGGCAGTACCATTCGATATAGTACCCGCAGTTACATCCATTCCGCGTACAAGACCCGCAATAAAGTATTGATTATTGTTATTCTCAACGATAATGTTAGGTCGTCCGTAAGAAAGTAATTTAACTTCCTTGTGTGTTACTGCGTCTTGTTTTTTCAACTGAATAGACAACACTTGCTCAAAGAAAGTAGTTCCGTTTTCGCGTGAACTTGTTATAGTTTGTTCGAAAGAGTTAGTACCTTTCAATTCGAACTTGTAAATAGAAGATGCGGCGGGTAAAGAAATCGCCGTAATTAAATCAGATAAGTTCGGGTTAGGGTCGTATGTAATGTCGGTTTGTGGGTCGTATAATCCATAGTTCAAAATATAGATGTTTCGAAGACCGCCTACCGCATCTTTACATTGCTCTTCCCGTCCGTGTGAAATGTCGCAGCTCATTTTATTTTAGTTTTAAAAAGTTTAAAAAAAGGGTGGCAGTTTATCCACCACCCCGTTATATTTTAGTTATTGATTATCCGTAAACTACGATGTCCTCGATAACTCCGTATTGCGCACCTGCTGCCATTCGCATAACGATTCTTACATTATCGTCACCCAATGTGGCAGAGGTATCTATGACCCGTACTTCTTGGGTATCACTTAAAAGTGAGCAGCCAAAGTAAAGGTTAGATACAGTTGTAGCCATCATTGAATCTGCAGGAAGTCCGTTTGCCATAAATACGGGAAGTCCGTTAAAAGTAAGGCTTCCGTTAGCATACCATTGAGTTCCCAAGTTGTTAGTACCCGCGTTAGCTTCAGAGTTAGCAAGTAATCCGAAACCACCAAGAGCGGCAACGTATGCTTTAGCAACGTTTTGAGAAACATAAATTTTTAAGTCGGGCTTTCCGTAAAGGTTAGCAGGAATAGCGTCGTAAACTAATTGCATCTGTGCAATAACGTTACCCGCAGTAATAGCAACCGAAGGAACTAATTGAGCAGGTGGTAAAAGTGGGTCAACTAATGCAGTTGAATAAAGCCCGTCAAATTGTCCACTTGTAGACGCAGAACCTTGCCAAATAGAAATCTCGTTAGCAGCAGCTACCTTTTCAGCGGCGTATGCTATTAGATAATCAGCAAAAGATTTAGGCAAAGTATCGAAAGAAGAATAACCCATTTCGATAGACTGCCACGTTCTGTGGAACTCTGATTTACAAAGGGTCATATTTACTTGTAGGTCTTTCACTTCAAGAACTCGCTCGGTAAGGTCTACCGTACCCACGGGAGTAAAGTCACAAGTGGCATCTTTCAAAAAGTCGGTAGTTTCTAATCGCTGAATAACCGCTTTAAACTTTACGTTAGGCATAACGGTAACCCCGCCACCTTCGATAGTTGGTGCGCTCAATAGAGCAGCTGAAACGTACTTACCTGCCCATTGACCTGCGTACGTTGTAGTAATTGTTGGATTTGGCATTTTATTTAATTTTAATTATTTATACATTTTGTTTAATACGGAATCAATAATTCCTTTAGGCGCTTTAGAACCTATCTTAACGTGGGTTACTGCGCTTTCATTTTCGGGGTTAAAAGAAATAGGCGCGGGAATTTCTGAAAGTTCGGTAGCTTCTGTTGCTACTTCGTCAACTTTAGAAAGTTTTGCCAATTCGGCTTTTAACATTTCGTTTTCATTTGTTAGTCTTTCGATTTCGCTAAAGAAAGTTTCTTTAACAATAGACTCGATAGTTTTCTTTGGCGTTGCTACGGCTTCGGACATTTCTTCTTCTACGGGCTTTTCCTCGGTAGTTTCTTCTTCTTTAACTTCTTCTTCTACTTCTTCTTCTTTTTCTTTTACTTCAGAAATAATACCTTCTTCTACGATAACAAGAATTCTTCCGTCTTCGAGTTCGTATTCTCCAACGGGAACGGCTATCTTTTGTTCGTCTTCTGTTATGACAAAAACTTCTTTTCCCGTTTCGAACGAATCGGCTTCGATTTTGGTAACTCCGTCCGCCATCATCATTTGCTCTAACTTAATTTCGTTAGATAACATAGCTTTGATTTTTTCTAATAGTGTGCTATTTTTCATATTTATTTATTTAAAACTTTGTAATATATTTACTATCCTTTCTCTTCGTGTTTCTATTGAATCTTTAATATTATATAAAGCCATATTTTCTTTACTTTCCGAAGGATTAAATCCTAATTCTTTTATTGCTGCAACAAATTTTATTTGTGCTGAATCCGATTTGTCTTGTATATCCTTAATTTTTTTTACTAACGCATCCGCTTTGTTCAATAAAGGAAATAGTTCTTTTACTATTTTGTCTAATTTGTCTTCTATGTTAGAGGCTTCGGGAAATAATTTATTCAATTCCTCTGTATATTTTTTAACATCGTCAACTAACGCTAACTCTACTTCGTGTTTACCTAATTCGGTTTTATCCAATTCCAAGTTTGCTTGGATTTCGTCCGCTCGGTTAATTTTGTCTAAAATGTTTTTCATAACTTAATAACTTATTTGTTTTTTGATTGTTGCATTTTTAAGGTTTCGGATACCACAAAGGCGGGGGTGGTACGGGGTTCGGTGGTGTAACATCGCTACCAATTCCTTGGTTAGGAAGTTCTCCCGTACAACATTTTTTTCTATACTTTCCGTCTTTACACAGACATCCTCTTTTGCCCCCTATTGGACTGCTTCTTTTTCCTTCTATCATATTTTTTTTAGTTAGTGTTAAACTTACACTTTGCCCTTCTACAACCCTTATAAAATAAGGATTTTTTATTATCTTTATATTTTAATATAGTAACCCCACTTAATACCCAAAGTCTCTTAAATCGCCTAAAAATAGCCTTAAAACGCATTTTAGTTTTTTGCACTTTTACCCTTGTCCCTTGTAAATTTTTAAGTAATTCTTGCTACTTTTTAACTTACTTGCTTTGGTTTTTGCGTGTACATTTGGACGCTTAACCTTGGGTTTTGCAACGTGAACTTTAACGTTAGTTTGCTTTGCCATTTGTTATTGAGATATCTTTATTGGTTTAATTCTTTCGTAAACTGTACTATTAAAATTATATGCTCTTTGTAATCTTTCTAAATCGGGAATTTGATTAGGTGCAACCCCTAATTCTTTTGCCATATCAGTTATTTTAGTATACGCGGTTAAATACTCGCCTTTTTCTATTTCTCTAAATTTTTTATAGGCAGCGTCAACTTTTTTATTATAATCTTTAATTTGAACAATTAAGCTATCTTGTAAATCTGATGTTTTTTGAAAAATACCATCTCTAAACGTATCCAACGCTTTATTAGCTTTATCAGCTATGCTTAATTCTACTTCGTGTTTAGCCAAGTTCGTTTCGTGGATTTCTTGTATTTTTCCTAACTTGTTTAGGATAGTGTTTAAGTTACTCATTTTATTTATTTTTAATTTGTTCTAATTTACGTTGCGCCCATTCTATACCTTCGTCACCGCCCCAAGCTAACCACATTAAACGTCCACACCCGTCGCCTAATTCCTTTTGAGAATTTTGGCGGTGGCGTTCAAAACTTGCCATTCGTGAAATCGTTTCTTCTGAAATAGGTTCGGCGTTGGCTAATTGGTTGGCGCGTTGTTTACCTACGTCCGTTCCACATTCACCCCACCCGTTTTCTTCTGCCCACCTTAAAGCTATCTTTGCGTTTTCAGTTGCTTGTTTAGGGTAGTCCGTGTAAGATTCTAATTCAACGCCTAACAACCTTTTTAACTCATTTATTACTTCGGTGGCTTCGTCTTCTTCTGCGCTCATTTCGAACTTATCCGCAAAGTACCCTTCGATTGAAAAGCCTTTTACTTTACCTTCTTTAACGTCATTCCAAACTTCTTCGTTATTTACTTTCATTGAAATCATCCAAGTTCCTTTTGGTAAGTCGAATCCGTAAAGTTTAGATTTGTCTTTTTGTTCGTCTTCAATTATCCAACTTTCCACAACACTTAACCCCGTTAACTTTTTTTCGTGTTCGTATGTCGCGTTGTTTTGGTTTGAGCGCATTAAAAATAATTCAGATGCTTTTCTAATTGTGTCGGGTGAAAAGTAAATGTAGTATTCTTCGCCCTTTGCGTTTTTTCGGTAAATCTGTTTGTTAGGAATCAAAGCCGCACCCATTAGAATCTTTTTCTCCGTGTCAACTTCTTTTAGTTCTACTTCGTGTTTATTTAGGGCTACAAAGTTTTCTTCGATTGCGGGGCTATGTACAACGCTAACCGCATCTATTCCGCTTTGTTCGTCTTTTTCGTCTATAATGAGTTCGATTATTCGCATAATTATTTAATTAAATTTTTCTTAAAGTGTTGCGTTTTCTATTCTGTTTCTGTCCAAACTCTGCGCAGTCGTTACGTGTCCACTAACTACATACGCTTGGGTAGGATTCTGTTGAAGTTGTGCTAATTGGTTTAGTCCGTTGTTTCCTATAACGTTAAACGTTGGGGCCTGTGGTGACATACCACCCAATGCCCCGCCACCGTTAGCACCACCACCACCACCCGAAGCCGAACCGCCTTCGAACTTTTGAGCGGTTATCTTTGCGACGTTGGCTAATCCTGCGGCTACGGCTAACCCTGCGGCAATACCACCACGAACGGGGCTACTCGCGTCGGGTAAAGGTAGGAACTGCGAACCATACGCCGAAGTAGCGTTCATATAAGTATCAATTAAAGCGTTAGCAATTTGCGCGGCTTTCTTAATCTTAAACGCTTTCTTTGCGCTTTCCGTTCCTTTCTTATTGAATAGGTCGGTAAGGTCTGCAATAATAGTTAATCCTTGCTTGGCAAAGCCTACGTTACGCTCAAGTTCTGCTCGTTTCCTTGCTTTAGATTCTTCGTCGTATTTCTTTTCTATTTCGTTTATTTCGTTTCTTTTCGCTTCGGCTATTATTGCTTCTTGTTCGGCGTTTCCTTTTGCTAACTCTTCCAACTCGAAGTATTTTTGGCGCACCAATTCGAGTTCATAACCTTTTGCGCCTAATTGTTTTTCAGTTCGTTTTTGGAAGTTTTGTTCGTCTATTCCTTCAATCGTCGCTTGAAATTCTTGTTCTTTTGCTAACTTATTTTTATTAGCTTCATTAATAGCGTTTAATTCGACTTCCTTATACTTGTCGTCTATTGCTTTTAGGTCTTTTTGTAAGACTTCTTCAGCGGTTTTTAATATTGCGGCTTCTTCTTCGGTTAGGTTTTTAGCGTAATTAAGTTGTAATTTTTTTAATTCTTCTTCGTATTCTTTTCTACTTTTTTTGCCGTCAATAAACTGTTTGTCTAACGCTTCCCTTTCCGCTTTGTTTTGTTCTTTTAGGAAGTTGTCCCTAAATTCTACAAACGCATTGTTACGGGCTTGTTTCTCCTTGTCTATTCCTTCTTCTAATAACGCCAAGTCTTGGTTTATTTTCTCCTTGCGTATTTTCGCTTCTTCGTCTTGTGTTTTATTTATGTTATCTATTATTTCCTTATTCGCCGCCTTGGTGTCTTTAACTACTTTTTGGTTATTGCTTATTGTGGTTTTTGTGGCGGTTGCGCTATTCTTTGCTTGTTGGGCGGCTTGTTCTTTTTGTGTTCGTGCTAAATCCGCTTCGAATACTTTTAAGTCATTGTTCGCGTTGGCTAAATCATTTTTGGAAGCCGCTAAATCTTTATTACTTTTTTCTATAGTATTCCAAAGTTCGTTTAGTCTTGCAATTTCTTCTTTAGTTCCGAACACGGTAGAACCTTCGCCTTTTCGTAAAGTACTTTTAAAAAGGTCGTATTGTAGTTTCGTTTGCTTAACGATTCCTTCGTTTTCCTTTACTAAGTCTTTTCGGTATTGAATAGACGCTTTAAGTCGCGCTCTTTCTAAATCGGTCGTATTTTTTCCTTGTGCTTTGGCTAAACTTATTTGGCGGTTAAACGCTTGGTCTTCCGTGTTAAAGGATTCTTCGCGAACTGCTATACGTTGCCGTGCTTTGGCTATTTCCCTATCAATATTAGCTATCTGTTGGTTAGTTCGTTTCTTGTCATTTTCGGACATTTGTTCACTTGCCCCGTCCGTTAGCCCTATCCAATCGGTAAACTCGGCTATTTTTCCACCTACGTAACTAAATGCTTCTCCTAATTTGTCAAGGTTGGAAATCAAATAACCAACCCCCGCAATTAAGACACCTATTCCCGTTGAAATTAACGCGGCACGAAAGGCTTTTAACGCAATACTTCCAACAGAAGTAGCGGTAGTTAACCCCGTTTGGGCGGTTGTTTGTGCTTTGGTCGCTACCGTTTCCGTTTGCTTGGCTACAATGTTTTCTTTGGTTGCTTTAAAACTTCCCGTTTGTACGAATCGATAGGCGGCGGTTGCGGCGGTTAATAATCCTTGACCAACTGCGGTTTGGCTTAACACCGTACCTAAGTTTTTAAATTGGTCTTTCGCTTCCATTACGCCTTGTAAACCTTGGCTTAAAGCCATTGCGCTTTGGATTCTAACCATTGTTTTTTGTAGGTTCTCCGATTGAACACCGATTAAACCCATTGCCCCTTCGTATGCTTGGAAGGCGTTTAGTGCGCCCCCAATAGAACCCGACAACGCATTAAACTTTGCGTCGGGGTTAAATGCGTCAACTAAGTTTTTCGAATCTTCTATTTGGTCTTTTAATTCGGCGGCTGCTTTGGCGGCTTTTACCGCTTCTTCAGAAGTCGCCCCGTATTGTTCGGTAACCTTTTGAAGTTCTGCTAACGCTTCGCGGTATTGAGACTTTAAACTTTGCGTGTTGTCTTTTATCTCAACTTCTATTTGTCGCTTTTCTGCCATTGGTTTTGTCTTTTAATAATTAACTCACGTTTCGCTTGTTTGTATGCCCCCTTAACAGACGTATGCAGTTTGTATTTTCCTTTCGCTATTTCGATTGTTTCGTGTTTATTTACGAATTCATCTATTTGCAAAAGTTGTATTATCGTATTTAAATAGTTCATCGCGTTTGCCTTATTATATTAATAGTTTCATCTTGTGTTTCTCCGTTGTTTAAATCGTAAACTACGAATATGGTCGTTACTTCGTCAATACTTAAAGTAATGTTAATTACTTGGCTTTGTGTTATTTCTAAAGGTTCAATAATAACGTCGCTTTGCCCACTTGAAAACGTAGCCTTATAAGCCATATTAGGAAGGTTAATTCCTATGTCTATATTGTTTTCTTCGTAACCTACTTGAATTACTCTTATTGGGATAATAGGCATAAAGTCGTTAAGTAGTTCGAAGGTAGTTTCACCCGTTACCATATTTGTCTTCATCTGATTAATTAGGTATCGTTTGTCTCGTATAACTAACCTATCGTTTAACTGAAGACTTGTAAGTAAACTTGTAGGAAGGTTTGCCTTAATTGTGGTTAATCTGTTTTTAGGATTAAACAAATTCGTTAAGTAAGGAAAATAGTAAGTTGCGAACATTGATTGGTTAATAACTTGTAACCAATAGGTAGAAGTTTCGGGGGCAAAGTTCAACGAATAATCAATTCCCAATACTTGCAAGTCTTGACCAAACATTACGTAGTCTGAATTGGTAACGTGTCCCGTTCCGTCTGTGTAGTGGATATGGTGCGGTAAAGTAACAGAGCCAAACTTGTAAAGCAAACAAGGTTTAGGTATGTAAGGTGCAAACGCACTATCTAACGAGTAACCTACTTGAAGTCCCGTTGGGTTTCCTAATTCAAAGAATTGATTAAATAGTAAATTCTCGAAGGGAAGTTCTATATTAAATTCCCCGCCGTCGTATGGGTATTGGTATTCCGTGTTTCCGTATTCCCTTAACGCTTGGTCGAAAAAGGCTTTGTTCATAAAGCTACTTGACTGCTGATATCTAAACGCAATCTTTTTATAAAGTTTTACGCGGTCTATTCCTATTTCGGTTTTGTCCGTGAATTTAGTTATGTCAATAATTGCACCCGCACTATACCAATCGTCCAACGGCATAAGTTCGTAAGTATTGGGCGCAGTTCCGTAGCAAGTTAGGTTGTATTCTTTTACTATTCCCGTTATGAAGTCTTGTACCTTCATCGTAGGGGCTAACCAAGAAATGTTAGTAGTCGCGGCGGTGGTTATGGTATTGCTTGAATAATCAACGAAATCATTATAACTTACAGAACTAATAATGTAATCAACTGAATACGTCAATAAAAAATCAATACTTAAACCAACGTCGCTTCGAAGTTGAAACGTGTAAACGTCGTTTAATCCTTGAACGTTTGGAATTGCCACTAAATTTCCGTTGGTGTTATAGCCTAAACCATTCCAAGTTGCATAAAAAATCCCATTCTGATAAACATCTATATAAAATGGAATTGTAGGGTTTGTGTTATTCGATATAAATAAATAAACATTATGAAAACTAACTCCATTTAAATAGTTTAATGTTACCGTACTATTTAAGATGTCAACGTAAGGAATAAGGTTATAAATTCCGTAACCACCGCCACCGACAAAACTATTTAATGTAATATTTTCGGGTTGGCTTGTAAAGGTAAAATTGTTTCTATTCTTAAACCAAAGGTAAGATTGTGTAAACTTTGGGTCACTTAAAAACGTACCCGTAAAATTTACTCCGTATTTATTTTCAATTAAATTAAATATCGATGCAACCCTAACGGCGGGAAATAATTCTCTGTAATCAATTGCCCCTTGGTTTGTCCGTATGTCGTTAGTATTCATCGGAATATTAACAAACGGCAACCAACTTGGAAGGGTTGCAGTCGGTTGAACTGCGCCGTATTCCCAAATCCTATTCGAAGTAATTAAAGGGTAGCATACGTCCCAATCAATAGCCCCGTTAGTTACTCTTTGGTAAACTTCTGCAAAACTATAGGTATGGTTTATTGGGGTGTAGTCAAGGTCGCTTAATAGGTCTTCGCCTACCAAGTCTTTTAGGGTTGTAACGTCTCCGTAAAATGTTATCGTGTAAGATTCGGGTTGTCCGTTTTTTAATTGGCTTTTTTCCATTTGGATTTTGCCCCTACGAAAAAAAGTCATATCGATTTCTATATAGCCATCTAAACGTTCTTGGTAGTTAATAGAACTATTCAAAGCGTTTTCGTAAAAGTATTGCCAAATAGCGTTATTCTTTGGGCTTGTAGGAATAGTAAACGACTGCGAAAAATCGGTAAATGTTTTCGATATGTCTTGTATGTTCTGAATCGTAGAAGTTACTTCTATAACTTCGTCGTTGAATAAGTCTAATTGTTGACCTTCTACAAAAACTCGTACTTGCCGTTTCATTAGATAACGTTGTTAATTAAATCATTACTTTGTTCGAATTCCAAAACGTAGTTTATCATATGGTTATTAATGCTCTTTTGCTTGTCGATTGATTTCGTTTTTAGTTTGACGGGTTGATAATTCAAAAAGATTCTTTCGCTTAACATTAACTGCTGAAGGTTAGAAGCAAATGATTCGTCTACCCAACCTGTGTTAACTCGATAGCTAATTATTCCGTTAGTGTTGAAGGTTTGCCGTTGGTTTAAAAGTGGATTCCAATCTCCAAACGCGCCCATTTCTTGCATTAAATTAAACTCGGTTGTCGAAGTTTCCAACCCTTCGTAGGATGCTTTAAAGAAAAATTCCCTTTGCCAAGCCCCGTACATATTAATAAAGTCTACTACTTGAACGTCGTACTTACATTCTTCGATAGGGTAAAATGTAGCCGTCCAAATTACATTTAAAAGTGCATCAAGTATTTCTACCTTGTTTCCCGTAAGATAGTAGATATTTTTTACTCTGTAAAGGTTGTACATATTATCCGCAGTAATATTATAAGAATAGGTTAAACCCGTTTGTAACTGCGTGTACTTGACCGTCCAACCATTTTCTAAATAAGCCGTAAAAGTCCCCGCCCTTTGAAGTTGGAATAACGACGGGTTATTATTTGCGTCGCTCCAAAAGTAATAGTCTTTTGCGTCAAGGTGTACGGGCATCGGTGTAAAACTATGGTCGGGGTTTTCTCCTTGCGAGTAATATCCGAAGCCATCGTACGCCCAATAAGTTGTAGTATCTAAAAATACATAGGTTTGTGTAAATGGGTCTAAATAATATCTTTTAACGTCTACTTTTATATATTGATTGGTCGGCACTACTCCCCCATCGGTATTGTAATTATTTAATAATACTCCGTGTTCTATGTACTCCAATAAATAGGGTGAAATATTGTACAAGGTTTGCAGGTTGCTTAACGAAGGTTTTAATTTTTCCAACGTGTAAGTTGGTGACGTTGGGATAGGTGAACCATTTTGATAAATGTATAATTCTACCTTACTTCCTTCTTGCAAAGGTTGGTTAATTTCTATAATGTAGGGGCTTCGTGCAAATATTCTATTAATCGCCATAGTTCTTAAAGTTTTCTTTCATTATTGTGTCAAATAATTCTTCGGCTTCTAATCCGTAAAGTTCTACCATTTCGTCGGGTAGGTTTTTAAATGCTTGTTCAAATGGTCGTGTAAAAAAAAGGCTTGGTTTTATACCACGATTCCAAATTGACCTTATTATAAAAGTGGCAGTCATATCGTAAGAAATAAACTTTCCTCGCTTGTCGCGGAACTTTAACCCTTTACGTTTAACCCATTCTTTTATACCTTTGGTTAACCCGCCTTCCGCTCCCGTACCCGTGCCAAATTGGAAGTCGCTTAAACTACGTCCCGACTTAACACCCCTAACCCCTCGGTCTTGGTAGAATCCGTATTCTAACATCTCAAAGTAAAGCGTTATTGAATTGGGGTTAACGGCTACTTCGCCTTCTAAACTCTGTTGAAGGCTACCCGTACTATTTTTAGCGGAAAGGTTGTTTCGCGCTTCTTGTATAACGTGGTCGCGGAATATTTTTAAGGCTTCTAATTGACGCTCCTTTTCCATTAACAGATAGTCATTTCGTTAGGGAAGTCCACGTTAAAAGTCATAGCCCAACCCGCCAAATAGTTTTCGAATCTTTCTATAAATGGTTCGCAGTTAGGCGGTCCGTTTAGTTGGTACAAGTCGTCCCATATATTACCGTGTTTTAGCATTTCGAAACATCTGTTAAGTATTGCAAGTTGAGTGTTTAAAACGTCTATTTCGTTGTCTGATGTTTCAAACTTTCCCGTAGGTTCTTCCTTGCGTT